TTTCTTCTTCCTCCTTAATAGTTGTCTTCAATGGTGAATGTCACCTCTGTCTCATCCTTACCTTTTGCAAGGAAATTAGAGAACGCCACCACATCTCCATCCTCATCAATGAGTGCCATCTCACTGATGAATGTACCAACAAGCTCATCTTCCTCAAGCTTGATGGTGTACTCATAGGATGTATCTGAAGTCTTGGTTGATGAAGTATAAGGCTTTCTGACCACCTCTTTCTTCAATGCTACATTCTCCGCAAGTGGTACTATCACGGTACCATCCGCATTGACACCGCCGGAACCAAGTGCAATGTGTGTTATCTTTGCAACCGTTCCGGTTGTATGGCTTGCTTCAGCCATCTTTTTTCTTCTGATTTTGGTTATCACGCTTTTTGTTGCCATTCTACAATACCTCCGTTTTTTGCCAAGCATCTATTATCTTGGAACCATCAAGGCTCCATGTTCCATCAAGGAAGATGAGGTTGTGCTCTTCATGCCATATCACCCTGAACTCCCTTGTATGTTCTACACCAAAGCTGTATGCCTGCTTGGTGGTGTATTCTGTCCTCTGTGCATCCATGAGCCGGGAGCCTGTCAGCTTCCAAAGCCCGTTGAGCTTCAGATAATCAAAATAGTCAATGACCATCCGGTACTGCTCCAATGTCTTCCTGATACTGTATGCCTCCTCACAAGGCTGCATCCTGTACCGCTGCTTCATTAGCAGCTTCTCTTCATGCTGATGGTGGAATGTTGTGCTCCATCTCATTTCTCTTGGAGACATCTGTGCATCCACCACATAACTTCCATCTGTTGTCCATGAGCCATCTGTCTTCAGGTATTCAAAATAGTACATCCTGAAGCTGTATGCCGCCTTCAGGATGGCACTCTCTACCATCCGGCAGGCATAATTGTATGCCATAACTGCAAGCCCGGCTTCATGGAGCTCATAAAGGCTCTCATATCGGTATCCTATCCGGGTGCCAACGGGAGTCATCTCTGCATCAAGCATATAGCTCCCATCCAGTTTCCACATTCCATCAAGCTTCCTGTAGTCATAATAGAACAGATGCTTCTTATACAGTACCTTAAGGAAGTTTCCTGTGTGTGGCTGCCTGATGCTCAAGTTATACTTGAAGAAGTAGTTGTCCTTTGCACCCACCTCTTTCCACTTCCTGACGGTCTTCCGCATAATGTCAAAACTGATAGGATGCTCCTCATCCGCATCCATCACAATTACTATGTAGAACTCCGCCCATCTGTTTTCAATGGTATCAGACTCCAATGTCCGGCTCCCATCAAGGAGCCAACTTCCATCAAGTGTGAAATGGGAAAAGCCTGTCAGGTCATTTGCTCTCACAAGAACCGGGGAAGTATATCCAAGAGTCCTCACCGCAAGCAGCACTCCCTCATTGGTACCTCCAAGCTTGCATATCTCCTCATACATGGCTATCCTTGAGCGGAAGTTCTCTGGATGTTCTCCTTCATACCGGGTGAGCCTTCTATCAGCTCCATGTACCGGGAGCATTTCATGGCTGCATGTAGCAACCATTCCCTCATCCCTTGCCCGGAGTATGTCTTCCTTTGCTTCATCAAACCTCTTGCCGAACACCCGGCAAAGGATGTACCACTTATTCAGTGCTTTCTTCAGCTTCTTCAGAGGAGTAGTGAGCAGATACCACATGTATTCAATAAAGTTCTCTATCATGGCGGCATCACTCCTTCCCCCTTACACTCTGTACTACGTTCCGGACAGTCACATTGATGTCTCCTGCCATGATGACCTTGTCCTGTTCAAGAACCATGTCATCAGACGGTTGCAAGATGTCTGTCTTCCTGTAGTTATCAATCTTTGTACTAAGCACTTGGATGATGCTGTCCCTGTATAGGGTATTCATTTCTCCCCTTGTCAGAGCCATCATGTCCTCAATGAGTTTTGTTGCCTGTGCATCCACTCCATCCGTTGCCGCATCTTCAGCAAGGTATATCACAAGCTCAAAGTCCTGTCTCACTACTTCACTGGACTTCACAAGATAGTCCTCATAGTTTCCCTTCAGCGGCTCAATGGCTTCACCCACCTTTCTTATCAGCTCCGGAGAAGCTTCTCCTGCTGCACCTGTGACAATCACATCCACTGTGCCCTGACCTCTTGGATGCTGTGCATCAATCCGGGCATCCAGTACACCGGGTACAGCCTTTGCAGCGTTCCGGAGCTTCTCTTCTATAGTTCGTGTTGCAAGCTCCGCCCATGAGCTCATACATCTGTCACGGAGGTCTTCAAGGTCTTCCTCTTCAGCTCCTTCCTCAAAGAGCCAGTCATCATCATTTGTCACATAGTCCACACCATCAAGGTGTATCATGGATATGGTTATTCTTCCCGGTGCTATATTGTAATAGGTTCCGGTAGCTTCAGCCTCCACAAGCACTCTTCCTACAGGTTCCCCGGCATCAATGACCGTATTCTCACAGCAATAGAACTTCAGCTCATTGCCTCCGGCATCCGGTTCTGTTTTGAAACAATGTCCTTTTGTTACCTGAAGAGCATTGTTGTATTCACTCCTGTATATGCTCACATAACCTCTTGCTGCCTTTGCCTCCTTCTGCTGTTTGGAATAGTCGGCAGCCTTAATCTTCAGCCAGTCTCCTTCAGCATGTTTGATGAAGCATCCATTCACGATAGTACGGGCAAGCTCTTTCAGCTCTATGTATATGGTCACAAGCATCCGGCAAAGGTGATAGAAGATGCCGCCCTTTTTGAAGTTCGTTATAGGAAAGCCTTCACCCTCAAGCTCTCCCTGTACCTTTTCCATCTCCTCATCTTCATCCGGGAGAGGGATAATCTTCTCCATAATGCTCTCATCTATCATTCCACAATCACCTCCACGCCATTGCTCTCAATGTCAATGTTATATTCACTATTGCTGTCTGTCCTCCGGAAGGCTATCCTGATATGGTATATATGACCGTCAAAGTTCACCGTTGTCTGTATGCTTCCGGCATCAATATAGTCCCTTTTGGACATCTTGGAACGGATACGCTGCTGTATTTCCATCTGTGTGAAGTCATCATACTCTCCCTGCATAAAGTCAAGCAGGCTCCACCCATAGCTTGCATCCCCTTCCTCATCCTCATAGAAGAGCTCACCCTCTTCTGTCATTGCCTCATTCTTAATATCCTGAAGCCAACATTCATCATCCGATACAAGGGCTGTGTCCCCGTTCCCGTCTGATACAGGCTGACCATCTTCATCAAGCATGATGTCTACATCATTTGCACCTGTTATCTGCATCAGAAGCACCTCCCTATGATATAAGGCTTGCACTCACCATACATGAGCACGATTGCCACAATCTCATTCTTCAGGACAGGTATGTCAGTTTTCACCTTCGGTACCTCCGGGAAGCGGATGTCAGGCTGCTTGTTTTTGTCAAGTATTTTGATAGTTGCTTCATACAGCTCTCCGTTCTGTCTCACAGATACCACCTTTGCATATAAGCTGGGCGGATACTGCATGTGTGGATAGTTCTCTTTTATCTGATTTTGAAGCTCCTGCTCCACAAACATCTTCATCATGTCAGACATCCTTCTCACCTCCTGCAAAATAGATATACATGTGTACCGCTCCGGTATCATCACTTCTCACTATTGTCTTCTCTACTGTTACAATTCCGCTGTATTTGCTGTGCTGCACCTCAACTTCTTGGCTGTGGTGTATCCAAGGGATGGCTATTGTCTCCGCCTCCCAAAGGTCTCCGTACTTATTCAGGGACAGGATGGTCTCTCCCTCCTCAAGTACATATATCTCTTTCTGTTCTTCCTTGGTTCCCCAATAGAATACCTTTTTCTGAAAGAAGAACGGGTTCTTGATGCCCCATGAGCTGTTGACCTCTGCTATGGTATTGATACCGCTCTTTCTGTCAATGACAAAAAGGTCTTTCTTCCCATAATGTTCATCAGACAGCACATAGTCCTCAATCCCTGCACATGCCAATACATACCGGATGACATCCTGCGGCTCACAGTCTACAAAGGATGCCTTGATGGTCACTCTGTCAAGCTTCATCATGTCATCTTTTATCATTATTTCCTTCCAGTAGTCCGTGTCACCGCATCTGACATATCCATCAATCAGGCTGTCAAAGTCATCCTCATATCCAAGCTCAACGCTTGCCTCATCCATATCTTTGAACTTCAGGACTCCCTGAAGCTGTGGTGATAATTCCACCCGGCACCAGTCCATGTGAGACTCTTTACTTGAGAAACACTCAACCTCTATACCATCCGTCACCTCATAGTCTCCTACTGTCACCCGGAACTCCGGGGATATTAGCTTCTTGTATCCCAAGCTTCTCACCTCCTGCTATTTCACAGCCGCCCTTGCTGCCTTCTTACCTCTGCTTGTGTTCCGGCTGTCCTTTGCCGGGCTTTTGCTTTTTGACTTCTTACTCTTTGACCTCTTTGTGCTCTTTTTAGTAGTCTTTTTCTTTGTGGTCTTCTTTTTCACCTTTATCCCGGCTATATCAGGAGCCCACAGTTCCAATGAAGCTATCCGTTTGCTCTCTGATATAACCTTCTTAGAGGTGAGGCTCTTGAAGTATACCTTTGTTATGCCACGGACTGCACAGTCTTCATTGACTATTGGCAGAAGCTTCGGCTTGTCCTGACCATAAGGCTTGAAAAGCCGCTGCATCTCCGTGAGCTGTTCCAATGTGGTAGCAGTCTTTGTGTCCTCAAGCAGTATGTCTATCATCACCTTGGCATTTTCATAGCCTACAGGCTGTGACTTCTTGTATCTGCCCTTCTCATCCTGTGCCACATACACGCTTCCGGCTTCCTGAACCTCCACGCTTGTGACCTGACCTTCAAGATATATACCTCCAAGCTTCACTACCTTTTCCTGCACATACAGCATACCGCCTCACCTCCTATGTTGTTGCCGGAGTAGGGCTGTCTGTCCGGTTCTGTGCATCCTTCAGCTCATCTATCAGCTTGTAGAGCAGAGGCAAGTCCTTAATCTTGCTTATATCTACAGTGAAGCTAATCTGATGGATGGTGGTGCCGCCTTCTTTGCCCCATCTCTCTGATGTGTATGTCTCTTTTGTGGTTGTTGTCTTGCTTTCCTTTTCCTTTCGTACTGATGCAGCCTTTGAGGTCAAAGCACTTGTGATGTTTGCCCCGGTCTGCTGTACTGTATCACCGCTTTCTTCGTTCTCTCCTTTGACTACGCCTTTGACAATCTCTGTCATCTGCTTCCACAGTTCGGACAATGGAAGCACCGCTTCAGCTCCGGCTTCTCCTCCTCCCAAGAGGTTCCCTCCCATTGCTCCAAAGATGGTTGCTCCGTTCAGGATACCGCCTTCCTTGTACCATTGGATGGAGAAGGATGGCAATGAACCTTTTCCGCCGATACCATAAGGTGCCTGTCCACCATTTACACTAATATGTGGCAGCTTCAAGTCCGGAAGCTTCCATGAGAAATTGAAAACTCCTTTGATTTTCTCAATCGTACTGGACACTACAGACCTTGCCGCTTCAAGTTTTGATGAGAAGGCTGACTTGATACTGTCAAGAACTGAAGAGACCGTATCCTTTGCCGCCTGTATCTTATTGCTTATAGTAGAGCGTATACTCTCAAGCTTCCCACCTGTCAGATTGTTTATCACGGAGTATGCTGTACTGAAGGTACCCTGTACTCCTGTCATTGTTGCTGCTACAATTCCCTTTATGCCTCCGCCGCTTGACTGATATGCAGCCTGCATATTGGAGAGCTGTGTGCTTGCATAGTTCTTAGCTGCTGACATTCCGGATGATACTGCATTTGCCACACCGGACATCTTCTCACTGAATTGGTTCTTGATGTTTGTGAGCTTTCCGCCCGTCAGGTTGTCAATGAATGTGAAGCCTGCTGTGTAGTATCCCTTCACGCCTTCTACAGCCGCCGCTGCTACGCCCTTGATGCCGCCGCCATGTTCTTCATAGGCTGCCTTCATATTGCCAAGCTTTTCCTTCACGGTGTCGGATGCAGCTCCTAAGATATTTCCAAAGAAGCCCTTCACCGCTTCAAGCCCGTTTTTGATGGTGTCCTTCATCTTCGTTATGGTCTCGGTTGCATCTATGCCGATTGCCGACAATGCACCACCAACCACATCCAAAAATCCGGATGCAAACCCACCAAGGAATGAGATGATGGCATCAAAGCAGTTGAAAAAGAAGTCCTTCAGGTCTCCGACTGCTGCGGATGCAAAGTCAAGAGCTCCCGAAAAATCGCCCTTGAATAGTGAGACAATCATGTTCACCACATTGGTAACAAAGCTCACCAAACTTGAGAGGGCATTGGTCAACGGGGTCAGTGCTGATATAATTCCCTGAATACAACCAACGAAATGACCAAGTGCTACCGTCAGGACTGCACCTAAGACAGCACCTAGTACCTCAAGGATTGGCTGCACCGCCTGATACAGCTCCATGAACTTCTGACCTAGATTTTGTAGGGCAGGCTTCAATGTCTGCCATACCTGCATGAAGGATGATTTCACCTGTTCAAATAGTCCAATCCAAAAGCCACGGAAGGCTTCTGACTTATTCCATAGGACTACAAAGGCGGCTACTAGAGCCACTATTCCGGCTATCACCCACGTTATAGGGGAAGCAAGAAAGGCTGTATTCATTCCCAAGGTTGCGGTCTTCACAAGCCCTATAGCGTTCTTTGCTGACAGGAAAAGCTTTCCAAGGCTTCCTATCACACCCATCACGCTTCCTGCTATCACAAGGAATACTCCAAGCTTCAGGGCTATGTTCATAATGCTCTGAACCGTTTCCTGATTGTTGCTTATCCACTTGGAACCCTTCTGTATCAGTCCGCTCACTTTGTCCATGGTATTGTTGACTGCCGGAAGTAGTCCATTTCCAAGTTCCTCCACATTGTTGTGTATCTGCTGCTTCAGCACTTGGAACTTCTGCTCCGGTGTGTTGTTGATGGCTTCCGCCATCTCCTCCGTCACAGATATTCCGTTTTTCATGCTTCCCTGCAAGTCCTGTATTCCACTGTCAAGGGTCTCAACATTGTTGTATAAAAGGTCTATAAGGGCAACCGCCTCATCCGTTCCAAAGGCTTCCTTCAGTTCCCTCTTCTCTACTGCATCAATGGTCTCCCCATATTTACCCTTCAGCTCTGTCAGGATGTCCGGCATTGATAGTAGCTGATTGTTGGTATCAAGGAAGGTCAGCCCCAACTTCTCTCCGGCACTGGATGCCTGATTGAGGAAGGACTTATACTTTGTTGCTGCTTCAGAACCGGACATTGTAGTCTGAAGCTGTCCCATTATGGCAAGCTGCTCCTCAAGTGGGACATTGGCATTTGTAGCTGTGGCTCCAAGTGCCGATATCGCACTTGCCATCTCGGAGCCGGATGTCTTGTAGTTCTTAACTGCTGTTGCAATTCCGGCAGAGAACATCTCACCAAACTCAAGGTCAGACATATCATCATAAAAGCCTTTATAGATACCGTAACCTGTGGCAAACAGTGAGCCCATCTCTTCCGTTGTTGATTTTGTGGCTTTACCCGTCAAGGCTGCCAGTTGCGTGAACTGTGCCACGCCCTCATCCGTCAAGGATGCTATACCTGATTTAATATCGTAGGATGCTGTGATGAAGTCCGCTTTGCTAGTTCCTGCCCATGTATCAGAGAAGCTCTTTGCCGCATCCTCCACCGCCTTCAGGTCTTTCACTCCCAAAGAGGAAAGCTCTCCTAGTGCGTTTTGTGTGTCAAAGGTGGCTGTTACTGTCTTCATGGCAAGCCCGGTGATGGTTCCGCCTATTCCTGCCATGGCTGCTCCTGCCTTCTGCATGGTTCCAAAGGCAGAGTTGAGCTTGCTGACACTTCCGGATACGCTGCTTTGCACACCGTTCATCTGACTGGAAAGATTATCAACCAAGTTCAGGATGACAGACAATTTGTATACTGACTCCATACCCATGCAACCACCTCCCTGTTGCTTTTTACTTAAAAAGTGATATACTATTCCTTACAAGACCATAGAGGTGTATCATCAAGTCCCACAGTTTCCGGCTGTGGGGCTTTTTTATTCGTCATTATCAAAATTGTCTGCTATTCCTTTGGCTACGCCTGTCTCAATATCTTCAATTCTCATTTCCCTTGCACAGTCCGCTTGACCGTACAATTCAAAGAACTCTTCAAAAGTCAGGTCTTCAAAGCTTTCCGGAAGCAGTTCCTTGGGAAGATAGGTATATATGACCATCTTCCCATAGCTCACAAAACTGCTCTTGAACCGCTCCTTGGCATCCTCTACAGCTTTTTTACTGATGTCGTATCTGCCAGTCCAAGCATACGGAGAAGCTTATCTGCAAGGCTGATAGTGATAGCCGGATACTCCTCCACAGTCTCCTTGAGCATGTCTCTCTGCTCATCAATGATATTGTCAAAAGCAAAGCTCTTAGATGCTTTTGTCACAGAGTTAGACATAGTCTTCACATATCTGTCATAGGATGCTGCTTTCGGTTTCTTGAAGAGGAATGTGAACTCATCCTCTGTCTCATCATCCACCTGTACCGTTGTTACTACCGTGTAGACCTTCTCATCTGAAGCTGCATATTTCTTCTTCAGGCTCTCCACATCTGTCTTCTTCTCTGCATCAGCAGCCTTTCCTGCATTGAGGAGCTGCTCTTCTCTTGTATCATTCATGGTTTATACCTCCGTTTTTGTCATTTATTTTGTTATTAGTTACGCATCAAGACCATTGATTTTGATACCGCCCATTGCCATACCATCAAGGTCTACCTTCATGGACTTGTCTCCCTGTGCCGCCTTGAAGCTACGCTTTGACAGCACAACATTGGTCAGGACATCCGTACAGGTTGCAGCTCCTTCGTCTGCATAGTTCACTACAATCTTCGGGATAACATACTTGTAGAAGTTCTTGTATCCCTTTGACTGGATGACCCTGCACATCTCATTGAAGTCCTCACGGAGCAGGGAAATCTTGACGGAGTTCTTCTGATTTCCGGTACCATAACCTCTAATCTTTCCGCCCTTGCCATAGATAGGCTCTTTTTCCTCCTCATCATCATAGGAGATTTCCATGGGTTCCATGTTCTCCATGCCGGAAGCTGTGATTGTCACACTTGACCAGTCATAGGCTTTTCCGTTGATTAACTGCTTGTTTGCCATCTGCCTCTACCTCCTTCCTAAGATGCTGAATAAGGGTTCTCTACTGCAAATGTGAGGTTCATCTCCCTCACATGACCCATAGGTACATAAGTGATATTGATGTCAAGCTTCTCATCCACAAGGATGTTGAGGTTCTCCGTGTCAATGGTCACGCTTCCGGAGCTGATGACTTTATCACGGACTGCATCTTCCACAGGTGTATTGAGCTGCTCCTGAATGTTTGTGATGCTTGTCTCAATATCTCCGGGGTCAACCTCCACCTGAAGCTCATCAAGTGCCTTTGCCCTGACAGCCTTGACAAGTCTGTTCGACACCCTGACATCTTCAGCATAGGAGTAGTCACTACCTTCAGGTGACATCATATTTGCAGAGGTCACATAGTAGTCTTCCTTGCCAATGTACTGCCTGATGGTCACATACTTTGCCTTGTCCAAGGTCTCAATATAGTCCTCAATTCCTTCAGGAAGGAGCTTGAGAAGCTTTGCTTCAGAGATAGGGAAGCTCTTCACCTCTCCAATGCTCTGTGACTCTTTGGCTCTTCCATAGAGTCCGGTCACAATTCCTGCATTGTTGATGTCCTGAACCCTTCCATCCATTCTCTGATAACGGGAATTGCTACATACAACCTGCATGTAGATATTGTTGATGCCCTTCCGTTCCTCAAGCATTGCGTTCACATAATCCTCAAGGCTCTCATCTGCCTTCTTTCCTCTTGCCTCACAGACAAAGAACAGAGGTCTCTTGTACTTAGTCAGGAAGTCATTGGCAATCGTACACAGAGAAGCCCACAAAGCCTTGGATGATACTCCAACGATATGAACAAACTCAAACATAAGAGGGCTGTTGATGAGGCTCTCAACCGCACTGATTACTGACTCATTGCTCATAGCCGGTGATGTGGTGGAGAATGTGAAACGGTCTCCCTCCATAAAGCTGTCACCGCCTTCTGCATCCGTGAACTTTGCAGTCAGTCCGGTAGTTGCCAGTTCTGCCTCTCCGGTGATAGGTATTGTCATTTCCTCTGTGAAGGTATTTCCTCCATCCAATGAGTATCTGAAGCTTCCCTCATTGCACTCTCCGGCATCCATTACCTCAACCACAATGTCATAGGCATTGTTAGGGCTTCCCTTTACCTCAAAGGTACCGTATCCCTTTTTGTCTTCCGTGATTTTTCCAATGGTTCCGGCTGTCCCTGCTTTCACCGGGATGCAATAGATTGAGGATGCTCCCCACTCAACCGCATCAATGCAGGCATCAGCAAGAGGTGTGTTGCCAACCTTCTCCTTGATTTTCTTGGCGTTCATTGTGCCACTAATCAGGATAGGTGACTTGCTTTCCACATTGGAAATGCCGATTTTGATTGATGTCCCGGTACCCGTGGAGCTGCTTCTCCCAAGGTTCCCGTCTTCGACTTTTACATTTACATCTCCAAACATTATCCCTTTGCCTCCTTGTCTTTCTTACTCCCGTCAACCGGGGCTTTCCGGAAGGCTTCACAGGCTTCTTTGAACTCTTTCTCTTCCACCTGTCTTCCACTCTTCCATCCGTTTGCTGCCTTCGTTCCTTCAAACACCGCATCAGATACACCAAGTTTCTGCTTGAGTTCCTCAATGCTCATTAAGGATGCAGCCTGTTTTGTTTCTGCCATGATTATTCCTCCTTATCCGACAGAGCCAATGTCCATTGGCTTAATGTCTCTATCTTGATAGATACCGCCTTCAAAAGTGATGTCGAACTGTACCGCTACTTTCGCCTTCAGGATACTGTCACCCTCTTCTACCCAGTCCGCTTCACCTACCACGATATTCACCCAGTTACCATCCACATCAATTCCCTTCTTCAGGTTTCGGAGAAAGTTCTCAAGGATTTCCTCCACCTTCTCCTCTGATGTGTCCGCTATCACTACATGGAGTGATGTGCTCCTGTCCCACAGCTTCACTCTACGCTTCCGCTGCCCCTCTTGGTCTATGTATGTTTTTTTTGAGCCGGAGCGTGCGAATGTCTCACCGTTTCGCAATACTGCACCAACGTGGACTTCGTTTCCTGCCTTCAGCTTTTTCATATTGGTGTAGACCTGACTCTTGATGCCGGAGCTCTTCAGCGTTTCAATTAAGTAGTTCCTTTCCTTTACCATGTCCTACTCCTCAAAAATTTCCTCCAAGGTGTCCTTGATGTCCTGCTCATCCTCTTCACTGATACCCAAGAACGGTCTTGGTGGTATGCTTACTTTAACAGAGGCTACTCTCTTCCATTGTCCACCAATCTTGAATGTGAGGTACTTTTTATTCTTTGCTCTTATTGTCCGCTCATCACCAAATTGGTGTGTTGCAGCCCTGATGTCATTGGTACCTACTGCAAGTCCACTGTCACTCACTTCTGACCGGATGCTTGTTTTGAGCTGTGTGGTCTTGGTGAGCGTCTTGCCGCCTTCCTCCTGTGCCCGGATGGATGGCTTCCAACTTTTACCTTCCGGAGTCTTCTCCTCCGTGAAGCGTTCCACTGTGGAAGTCCTTAGTCCTTCCGCTATGGAGTTCATAACCCCACGGGTCTCAAGGTGGCTCAATCGGTTCAGGCGTTGGAGCAGCTCATCAGTATCTCCGGACATCTCTGCCCTGATTGATGACATCCCATCACCATCCTCTCATGCTGTCCCTTGAGAACACCCTGCCTGAAGACTTCATTTTGAAGCCATTGGCTGCTTCGCTGCTTCCTCCTTTTTCCTCAACGCCTATGCTTATGATGCCTTTTGCCACATCAAGCAGAAACTTGATGGCTGCGTTATATCGGTTCAGGAAGGTCTTCTCCCGGTCACTTTCATCTATACCTGTCCTTGATACAAGGTTGTATACAGATATGTCCTTTGCAAATTTATTGATGACCTGTGGTGTCTTTGTGAAGGGAACCCTGTACCGTTTGGCAAGGTACCCGTCAATCTCGGCACAAGCATCAGATATAGCATCTTCACAGAGTTTTGCAATCTTAGCTTCACGCTCCTGCTTATCCTCTATGTACTCATCTCCAATGATGACATTCTTCATGTCATCCTTAATCATTTCAAGAACCTCTTCCACGGTACAGTACATTCCAATCACCTATTCCTTATCCCTGTGCCTGTGCCCCTACTTCTCCGGTAGAGCCATACGCCATCTGCCAAAAACCATATCCTGCATTGCTTCTTCCATCAGCTCCATACAGGTACTCATCCAACATGAAGACATTCTCATCAGTGTCTCTTGTTAAGGATGTGAACTTGATTTTCTTTCTAAGCTGATAGATGAAAGGCTTCAGGAAGCGGTTGGTGCAAAGAAGGAACCAATACTCCGGATGCTCTGCAAGGGCAGGCTCTACATGGAGCTTTGCTGTTCCCTTCAGCACGTTTGTGGTACCGTCAATCTGGTCTGCTTCCAAGATGAGCCTTGCTGTCTCCTCCAATGCCGGAGGTACCACCAAAAGGTCAGGCACAAGCTTCAGGCTCTTGCCCTTATCTCCCTTGATGCTCATAATGGAGCTTCTTGCTTCCATGTAGGACTCCCTTGACAGCTTCTTATCACTTCTGTTGCTGTAGGTCACATTGCCTACCTTGTGGGCTGTATTAAAGAATGAAAGCCCGTCATAGCACTTCTCATTGAAGCCGCTCATCATAGCACCAAAGACAAGCTCATCCGGCTGCAATGCAGCAGCTTCTCCCATGTTGGAGAAGAGAGGAGTATACACTCCATACTTGTCATCCTCAATGTCATCTCTCGGTACACCAATGGTCATCTCAAACTTTTTGTTCTTGATGAGGTAGTCATAAGCAGCAAGAGCCTGTACTTCTCTCTCACCAATCCACTCTCTCATGCCCGGCATCTGACCAAGCCACTTGTAATCCTGCTCTCCTGTGGTGCTCGGTACCACAGTTGCAACCTTCTGATAATTGGACTGTGTGGTATCAAAGCTCTTGTTGAAAGCTGTTGAGTATCCCACTGTAAGTCCGTGTAAATTTGCCTGATTAACAATCATGTTTCATGTCCTCCTTATACCTGTGTTATGTCTACGGTAACGCCATCATCATCTACCTCTAAGATGGTGCCTGCTACACTTGAGCCATCCGCTGTGATGGTCACTGTCTTCTCATCCTTGATGTAGCACTTCTTCAGGATGTCAGTCTCTTTGATGGTTCCATCATTCTCCCATACGAATGTCCCACGCTTCACACTGACAGTCTGCTCACCATCTGCCCCGTTACGGTTGTCACAATATCTCTGCACACATCCGGCAATCAGGAGCCCGGCGGAAGCAGTTGCCTCTACTGCATAACCATCTGAATTGATGGCTGCCATTGTTGCCTCTGTCAGTTCTGCTCCTCCCTTGACAGGGATGTTGAGCATCCGGTTCCCGGTTCTCTCGTTTCCTGCTCTGTTCATCTCTTAGTCCTCCTTCTTGTTGTACTTCTTAACATCCTCCATGGATACTCCCATGTTCTTGAGGATGGCTACATCCACCTCATCAGAGTTGGAAGCTGCCGGAGCATCCTTCAGGTCAAGCTTGCCCTGCGGAACTACTACAGGAGCCTTGTCCACAAAGCCCTTGAAGCCTTCCATATCCTTCAGGGCGTATGACTTAGCCCATTCAGACTGTGCGGCTGTGATTTTTCCTGCCTTCAATGCCTTCTGAACCTCCTCATCTGCATCTCTTTCAGCCATACGCTGCTTGAGTGCAAGGAGTTCAGCCTGTGTATCCGGTGCTCCTGCCTTCAGAGCCATGATGGAAGCTGCCACATCCTCGGTCTTGGCATCCGCCTTCAGCCCAAGCATGGAAAGGATGGTGCTGTTTGCCACCATGTCAGCCCCTTCAGGCTTCGGTTCACCATCTCCCGGCTTCCCATCTCCTTCACCCGGCTTCTTTCCATCCATTTCTTTGAGCTTCTCTGCTGCTTTTACAGCATCCTCAACTGCTTTCTTGATTTCCTCTTCCGTTGCGGTCTCCGGAAGTCCTAATGCCTTTGCAAGTTCCTTTAAGTCCATGATATTTCCTCCTTCTGAAATGTCCTCTATATCAAGGGAGTTCACTAATGCAAACATCCCATCAATAGCAGGTGTGTTTGTAAGTGCAACAGAGTGTATTGCTGTTGCCTTTTGGTCTCTTTTTCGCACCAATACCACCGGGGAGAGGTATCTGTACTCCTTATTCTTCAGGTACTCGGCTGCTTTTGGTGTCCATTCCACCTTTGCAATGATGGCATCTTCACCTTTGTAGAGGTCTTTTATCCATCCGCCTGCCGGAGCCTGCACATCTGACAGTGTTTGGTGCTCATAATCAATGACAAGGTCAAGCTTTCTGTCCTTGAACTGTTTCCGGATGAGCTCAAAGCTCTCATCATCCACATTGAAGTCCCCCTTTTGGGAATGTACTCTTCCAAGGGGAAGTATTTTGATTTCTGTAGGCACACCGGAGAGCTCCACGCCCTGTCCGGCACATGCAATCAGCTTTGCCATATCCGCTCACCTCTTTCCTTTGCTTTCTGATAGCGTTATAACGCGTTATAACGCCCCTTAGAGCTTCTCAATGTAAATATCCTTAGATTTACCTATCCGAACACTCACAGCCTCTTAAAAAGGCTCTCATTTTGTTTCACCATCTTCCGGCTGTTTTCTCTCCCTAAACATCTTCCTAAGCTCCGGAGATATATTGGTCATGTCCGGCTTCCATACGGTCTTTGCCGGGTTATTGGAGAAGCCCTTGTCAGGAAACTTTGTGAGTATCTCTCCGGTGGAGTAGTCCACATCATACGGTGCCTCTGTTTCAACATGCAATCCCATCCTTTCAACCTGTTTTTTTGACAAGCTCACCACCATGCAGCGGCACCGGAACCCGTTGGGTGGGTACCATACATCCCATATAGGGTCATCTGCCCGGTACACTCTTCCTTCCATGACTGCATGTGACTCTCTCACATGTCCGTCTCCGGCTGTCCGGTATCTCCAATATGGTCTTAGCTTCATTGTGGTCTCATCTGTCATGCTCTTATAGTGTCCTGCATTGAGGGCGGTCTGCATGTTAGTCCTGAAGATGTTGTCACACTTCCAAGGATTGATGCCCTCATATCCATGCTCCTCAAGGAACCTGTTCATATCTTCCAGGAACTGCTCCTTGGTGGTTCCTTCTTCTGCTGCTTTTGTCAAGCAGTCAAGAAACTCCTGAAGGACTTCAAGACTTGTATATCCTGACACCGTGAAAGCCTTTGCCCGACTCTCATCAGACAGCATCTTGTACTCTTCACTTGTCAGTGTTCTCTTCCCCTTCAGGAACGCCACCGCCTCCTTGAAGACAAAGTCCTTTGTCAGTCCATACAATACATCCATTAGTCCATTGACCTCCCTATCAGGTGTGACAGATAGATGCCCTGCTGTATCAGGTCTTCAAGCTCCGGGCTCTCCATATCCTGATACAACTCACGGAGCTTCTTTTCATCCTTCAGAACCTTTTGCAGCTCATCCATGTCCTCCGCTTTGTCAATCATTTTGAAAATAGGCTTCATCATCTCCCGGAAGATGTCCTCTGATTGCTTATTAGCAATGGAGACGATTGTGTCCACCTGTCTCTGTTCTGCCTGTCCCTCTTCCTGCTTCAGCTTCAGCTCCTCCGTTGTTTCCATTGGTTGCTGCTGTGCTGTCATCATTCCTGCCTGCGGCGGCTTCAGGACTTCCTCACCGTTTTCCGGCTTCGGTATGTTGAATTTCTTGTATATGTGGCTCTTTGGTATCTCAAGCCCCATATCACAGGCAAGTGTCTTGTATATTTCAACTACTTCCTTCTGGTCTTCCACCTCATGGCAGTCAAAGCCAAAGAATGGTATGTTTGCTTCACTTCCATAGTTGAACTCTACAAGCGGTCTGATAATGTCCCGGCGGATTGTCACAGCTAATGACTTTGCATCAGCTACAGTCAGGTCATGCCTGACCTCGTTATGGGTCTTTGACTGTGCATAAGAGCCTCCGCCACTGTCTGATGTGAGTGTCTGTCCAAGGATTGCCTTGCTTATCTGCTCATCACAGTACCGGGCAAGCTTCTCATATATCTCTACGCTTGTGGTCTTCTGTGACTCAATGAACTCTATCATTGTGGAGCTCGGCACAATCCCGGCTGCATCCGTTCCAAGACTGATGATGGCTTCCATGAGCTGCTTCTTGTCACTCTCTGATGCAGAAGCATCATACTTACCAAGACGGAGCGGCATACCGAACACTTCACAGAAGCTCACCCAATCCTTGATGTCATAGTTCTTGAACAGGTACATCCATGAGACAACCCTCATAATTCCTGCCCGGCTTGCGTGTCCTGACTTTGCCTTGTACTTATGTACTACGAACTTATTCTCCGGAAGCTCCACACCGGAAGGATACTCTCTTGTGCATACCTTCAGCTCATCCGTGGTACTATCCCACACAAGCTTTTTAGGATGCACATACTCAATATCCTCAATGACATTCCTTCCACCCTCTACTGTCCATGCAAGCTCCATGATGCTGATACCCTTTCCAATGGCATCCAACATATCAATGAGCACTTCATCAAAGTTCTCAATTCCCTTGAGCTGCTCATCTATGAAGTCCGCTATCTCCTTGTCAATCTCATCTTCAGAGAATGGCTGCACTTCCCAATCAAGACCCGTCACAGCAAGCTTTCTTGTCTGCATCTGTGAGAAGAGGTGTGTATCCTTTTCCTCCATCTCCTCAAAGAGCTCCATCTGTGCCCTGACATTCCCTTCATCAGCTTCCCGGAAGATACGGGCAAGCCTACGTGGTGTCAGTCCGTTGGATGGATAATCAGAGAACTTGTCATTGACATCCCCAACCGCCACTCTTGCGGTCACGGGTCTTTTTGTTCCTGTATCTACATCCGGATTGAATGGTACTCCTCCGCCCCGGTTCCTTTTCTTTCTTTTTGCCATGCTGTATCACACCTCCTAGTAGGCACCTTTACCCATCCGGAAACGTCTCCGGAGGACTGTCTTGTAATTTGCTTTTGATGCTACCGCCTTGACTGTCTGTGCAAGCTGCACCGCCATCTGAAGACCATCAGGAGCATCATCATTCTTTCCCATAGGGAACTCCTGAAGCTGTTTCAGGAGCGTCTTGTGCTCCCGGTTGAATTTCAGGTACTTGTTCTTGATGACAGGCTGCAATGACTCAATACGGAGTACCTTGTTGACCGTTGACTGTATCTCCTCTATCGGGATATACTCTCCTTCCTCGGCTGACTTTGCAGCCATGACCTCCTTGAAAAAGTATTGGAACTGGACAACTTCCACACCAAACTTGTAGAAGCCCTTCTTGCAGTCCCTCTTCAGTCTCCGGTTCATCTCAAACACATCCTCAATGATGACATCCGGCTTCCTTTTCTCTACGGAGGCATCCACCACATACATGTACCCGGTCTTGGTAGACAGGGCAAGGTTGATGATGGAGCTTGTATCTGACTTCTTATTCTTTCCAAGTGACGGGTCATTTGCACCTACAAAGACGAACTCCGGACTTGAGAAGTCCATGAGCTCCGGTTCGTAATAATCGAACCATTCAGGATTGAATGTTGCACTCTCCGGGTCAATCGGGTCATTCTGAAGCTCTGAATTGAAGGATGCTGTACCTTCGGATACCTTAATCTCCATCAGGTCATAGTAGGACAGCTTCTCTTCCCAAAGGACTTCAGCTCCAAGGAGCATCTCTTCCTCATGGGCTTCATAGAAAGTCCTTGCATCCTCCTCATGGTTCTCATTGAAGAGGTTGGTGTAGATGCTTTCCCACTCATCCCACAGCTTTGTATTGACTGCCTCTGATATGACAGCCCTGTACTTCTTGGTCTTATATCTTGGGTTCTGAAGCACATTGTTGAGCAGGGAGTCATAGTGGAGTATGGTACCTATATACATGATGTCTGTGTAGGTATCCCCTGCCTTTGATACTGCTTTGTCAAACCAATTCTTCAGCTTACGCCTCTGCTCCGGTGTGTTGACATTCTCATCATTCTCAATATCATCCAGTACAATGAGGTCAGGTCTCCAGTTCCGGTGTCTTCTACCTCTGACTTTCTTCCCGGAGCCTATTGCCTCCGCCTTGATGTCTGTCTTGGTCAGTATCACTCCGGTTCTCCACGCCTTGTCCCCCTTCAGAGAGCCAAAGTCCATGATGATATTTGCATTGTCCTCAAGTTCTGTCTTGATGTCATCAAGAAAGCCTTCCGCCTGTTCTGAAGAGTCAGACAGGATGAGGATGTAATGCTTGTATGCGTACAGGATGGCATGGAGACTGTCTTTGAATGTGAAGTTGGTTGATTTTGCATGACCACGGGGAGCTGCCACTACCTGACGGGAGCCCTTCAGTCTTGATATGACCTTTGCTTCCTTCAGAGGGTTTCTTCCTTTCATTACTCCCCGGCTCCATATCTCATCAAGCTCCTCATGGAAGTGTGGTGACTTCCGGATGAAGTAGTGTGGAAGATACGCCCTTCCAAAGTAGGACATGTCAAAGGCAGCAAGTTCTTTTCTAAGTCCATGCTCTCCCATGAGTTCCTCCCCGGACAGATACCTCTCATTCAGTTTTCTTCTTTCCTCCTGATGGTCTGACCCACGGAGTACATATTCCTCAAAGAGCTTGGTCTGATACTCCTCATTGTTCTTGATTTCTATATCTTCCTCTTCCTCAAGCTCCCTCATCCAGTTGTCAATATCAATCATCTTCCATCATCCGCTCCTTTGCTTTTGCCAGTATCTCCTTGAGCTGTGCTGCTGACTTCTCATCCTGCTTGATGACCTTCAGCATCTCGGACTCCATTTCACGGAAAGCAATGTCAGCCTTCCTTCTCATGTCCTGCTTCACCCTGTCCTTATATACCTTTGTCCGGGACAGTGAAGCAATGAGCCTTCCTGCCTTATCAAGTGGCATCTCATTGAACTCTTCCTCTGCGGTTGCCACCTTGTTCAGGAGCCCGTTCATGGTCAGGAGTATGGCAGCTTCCGTGTAGTCCGCTTCCGGGTTCTCCTTCACCACCTGTATCAGCCTGTCAGTCTGTGCCTGTGCTTCAAGAAGCCTCTGCATGGCGTTATTTGTCCGGGTGGCATATCTGCCTACACTGGACTTTGATATGTCATAGCCCTCTTCCTTCAGGAATTGGCTAATATATTCATAGGTATTGGATGTGTCAGCAAGCATCACATCCACTTTCATCCGCAAGTCTTCAGGGAGCTCATCAATCTTTGAGGTTATTCTCTGCTTGGTTCTCTTATCACCCATCAAATATCAACCCCATTGTCTTCAATCGTACCTTCCGCAAGGTCTACGCCTTCCTTGGTGAGCTTGATGACTGCATCATTGGCATAGGCATTGTAGGCTGTGACCTTTTCCTCGGTAAATTCGATGTATCCGGCTCCCTGAAGATAATCAAGATACTTGCTGATGTCCGGGGATATGATGAGCCCGGCTGCTATCATGGCATTGGATAACTGCCTTGTGAGGGCTGTGTTGTTGTATCCCTTCACCAAGCACCGGATGATGTATCCCCTGATTGCCTTGTTCTGCTTGATTTCTGCTTTTTCTAAGTCATTCACGTTGTTCACCTCACTCTTTTCTGTTACTCTGCATTAGGAGCTTGTCAATCTTGCTGTCAATGCTCCTCATTCTGTCCTCCACTCCGTTCATGGAGCGGAAGAAGTCTTCACGGAGTACAAACGTGGTAGCAAAATCACCCTTTATATCATTGAGTTCCTGTTTGATGTTCGCTATATCCCGGTCTGTCTCCTCTTCCAACTTGTCAATTCTCTTATTTACTTTGTCATCATTCTCTTTAATCTGCTTTTTTATCTCCTCTGTGCTGCTCTTGAGGTTGTTGAACCACCCTTTGATGAAGAAGGTTATCACTCCAAGCCCAAGAGTGATAACCCCTGCCATCACATCAGAGAACGTGATAACATAATCCATAGGCTACTTCTTTCTGATGAGCTTTTCTGCAAGCTCTGTGACCCTTTCCCATCCATCCATTGACACCAACGCCACAATGAAGGCAGCAATGAATGATGCAAATACCATGAACCACTCAATGGCTACCCCATAATATGCCGCAAGTCCCAACAGGCAGACCGGGCAGAGGATGAGGGACAGGATGATGACTGTCAGGGCTGTAGGCACCTTCTTGTCAAACCATGTCCACTTTTTGAGTGCCTCCGTAATGATGGAGACGATAAACGCCATCACACCGATAAAGAGGACAATCTGTGATACATCCACTGTAAAATTCGTCATACAAATCACTCCTTTTCTGTCATTTTTTTTGAGAATAATGTACAAAACAATAAGAGCATGTACTAAGTACATGCTCTTATCTTATACTCATTATGAAAGACTCTTTAGGGGAAACATTTTCGGAAAATCAATCATCATTATTCATGTCAAAAATGCTCATCTGTCCTATCATTGGCTCATCCTTCAGTATGTTTCCTATCTGCTTGGTTGTCAGATTATACTTCTCTGCAAGCTCCTTTGAGTTGTATCCGTTCCACTCTTTCTTGATACGCCTGTTTCTTGCCGGAGCTATGATGTTCTCTGTCTTTGGAAAGTAGAGCTCATCTCCTTTGGCATACTCACTAAGCTCAATGAACTTCTCAATCCCTATGATGTCCACCACAGGGCGGTAGCTCTCTGAAATATCCTCCAACGTGGTCTCTTCAATGAGGGCTCTTGTTAGTTCATCTGCTACCATTATAGCCTCCTTCCTACTATTATGAGGCTTTCTTGGTGTATGAGAGGCTTATCCATCCGGCTCCGGACTTCAATCTGCCCCATCCATTCTTTTCCTCCACAATAGTGTACTTGTTCTTCTTTCCTGCCACTTCACGGATGGCTCCTACTACACTGTATCCTGTTCCTGCACCGGAGCGGATGTTCAGTACATCACATGTGGTTGTGATGAGATACGGTGTGAATGTTGTGCCTGTGGATGCAGCTACCTTCTTGGTGTATGAGAGGCTTATCCATCCGGCTCCGGACTTCAATCTGCCCCATCCGTTCTTTTCCTCCACAATGGTGTACTTGTTCTTCTTTCCTGCCACTTCACGGATAGCTCCTACCACCTTGTTATCCGTTCCTGCACCGGAGCGGATGTTCAGCACATCACATGTGGTTGTGATGAGATACTCCTTGAAGTCATCATCCTTCTTGGTCTCATCCGGCTTCGGACTTCCATCTCCTGCCTGACTGCTTCCGGTTTCCTTAATTGCATCCAGTATCTTCAGTATCTTTTCACCATATCCAGCTCCTGCCGCCCATCCTTTGCTCTTCGGGTTCTCCTGTATTCCAAGATACTCCACATAAGGAGCACATCCACGGGATACAAGGTCAAAGCGTGGGTCAACACATTCCTGCTTCAGCTTCGTTGTATTGGCGTATGCCTTGAGGTGTTGTATCTGTGCCCGGATGCCAAGCTGTGGCGTTTTGAAACTGTTTCCTGTCTCTCCGTTCTGTGTCACTCCCATACCACAGAAATTATTCTGTGAGAGCTCCACAGCACTTCCGGAGAAGGTGAAGTTGCCTGTCTCAAGACAGCTCTGTGCAAATGCAATGTCACCACGGATATTCTCCGCTTCACCTTCAGACAGATACAGAGGTATCATATCAAGTACGCTCTGTGCAACGCTGCCATTCTTTGCCTTGATGTATGCTGTCATCTGCTCCGCTGTAGCTTCAGATTTTCCGGTTATCTTGGTCATGCTGTCCTTCTGCTCTGTCCTTCCTGAAATAGCGTTCTTGAAGGCATCCCATGTGTGCTTTGTCGAATTATACACATACGGATTAGGACATATCTTTCCGGTCACATCATGGTGACGGATAACATTGGAAGCAGGAACTCCATACTTCTGCATCAGGTACTTAGTCAGTTCAATGGCAGCATTGACAGTTGCCTCTTCAAAGTACCAATCCTTACTTTCCGCTGACTGACTTCCTTTGTTGCGGACACACATCTCAATGCCTATAGAGTTGCTATTCCTGCACTCTGCATGTTTATAGCTGCTTGCTCCACAGTGCCATGCAATGTCCTCATCCTCAACACTCTGCCATATCTCTCCATTAAAGCCTACAAAGTAGTGTGCTGATGTTCCAAGATACTTACTTGCATAATACTTACAATTTGCCTCTGCTCCTCCAAGAGCCCCTACATAATGGATAACAATGTACTTGATACGCCCTGCGTTATCCTTATTTGTGAAATTGTACGGGGTCAGGAGCTTCTCAATCTTTGGTGCTGCCATTCCTACACACTCTCCTCTCCAAAAAATCCCATGCTGTCAGGGTCTAAACTGTTGCGGAACTCTTTGAGTTCCTCTTCCGTCATGTTGCTCACTTTCTCCTGAAGCTCTGCTCTCTGCTCCGGAGTCATGTCCTTGGTGTATTCACTAAGGATGTCCTTGCTCTGTTCTGCCATGATTATTCCTCCTTTTCCGTGTCATCATAGTCTAATGTGATGGATGTCTTGGTCTCCACAAAGATGCTCTTCCGGATGCCCTCAATGGTGGCATCAATCATCTCTTCCGGAAGAAAAGCTTTGATGAGTTCCCCGTTCTTGATACGGTAGATGTACCACAGCTCCACATCAAAGTCCGGAACTGTTTCCCCTTCAGGAACCAATACAGAGATGAGAGTCTCCTTGTCCTTCTCAAACTCTCCCTTCAGTTTCTTCAGGAGGAGCTTCTTCTGCTTGTCATCCGGCTTGATGCTCATTTCATCAAGGAACTCTTCAAGTGTGGTCTCAAAGGTGTAGTCACCTGTGAAGATTGCCTTCATAGCCTTCTCAAATTTGCTGTCAAATTTGTAGGTTGTCTTGGTCTCCTCTTTGACCTTCATCTTGTATACTCCCTCACCCACAAACTCCTTCAGCTTGTCCGGGTTCAGGATGTCAAGGCTCATGCTGTCTGTGATGGCAGCACTACCCTCATCACCGTAAAACTTCACATACTTCACATTGTGGTCTTCCATGATAGCCAATCCTCTAGCCTGAAGCTCCGCCTTGTAGCTGTTCATCATAGCCCGGCTCTTCTTCTGTTCACGGTCAAGCCACACACATGCTCCAATGAGCTGTTCATTGGTCATGCTCTTCACTGTCTGCTGTTCCATTACTGTCCTCCTCCTAACTTCTCAAATGCTTTTGTTGCACAGGCTTCACAGATACCCTTCCCATGAAACTCATGCACACCCTCTGTCGTTCCGCAAAAATTACAACGGAGCGTGTACGGTTTTATTCTGATTTCACCCTGATGCTTTTCCACAATCATAGGGTCTTTTGGCTCAATGCCAAGTTCTCTCCTCATTGCCACCGGGATACTGATTGACCCGTGGCTTGTCATCTTCTTGTAAGCTGTACTCATGTGTCTGCTCCTTTCTAGGCATCCAAGATGTCCTTGATATAGTTGTACTGGTCAACCAACTTGTACTCATGCTCACCCTTTTCCCTGACCTCTTCAGAGAACTCACGGAGCCTGATGGCAAGCTTCAGAACTTTGGCAGCTCCTACAGCCTCAAGTGAGGCTCTTGAGCTCATCCCTTCTCTCTGACAAAGCATGTAGGAGATGGCATCCATGAGGTAATGCTCCCATATAAAGCAGTCACTACTTCTGCCATTCCACTCTTTCCTTGCTTCATCAATGAACTTCTTCCGGTTCAGCTTCGGCTTATCCAAAGGAAGCACTCCTTTGTCCTGCATCCTCTTCTTGAACTCTGCCCTTGCCTGCTTCTCCTTATTAGTCAACCGTTTATTCTTCGCCACTATATACCACTCCTTCCTCTTATGAGCTGTCATCCGGGTCAAGTTTTCCTGCCCGGAGCTGTTCCTCTAGCGTTTCCATTGCAGCAAGATGGATGTCAAGCATGTTGTTCTTCACATCATCCATATCCAGTCCACGCTTCAGACCTTCCATGCCAACGAACACCTGAAGGAAGCCTGATATCTGTGCCAATTCCTCAACACTGATGTCCTGTCCCTCAAAGTTGACCTTGTCATCCCTGACTGTCACTATTAGCTTGCAATCCCTCATCCTGCTCCTCCTTCTCCTTCTGCCTCTTCAACATACTCTTCAGGGCTTCAATGAGCTTTGAGCATTGCTGATAGTTCAGCCACTCAACCGCACTGACACCAAACATCTTCTGACACATTCCATTGACCCTTGCAGGCTTGTCCCATCCAAGCTCCTGCGTGAGCTTGTATATCTTCTTCCGTTGGTTCTCTGTGACTTCACTTCTGTTGTATCGGTTCCTTCCACGCTCTGACTTCTTAGCAGAGTCCTTCATGTTACCAAGTACACGGATGACAGTCTGAAGCTCCCTTTTGTTGAGAGCCTTGATACTGTCCTTTCCTGTATGTGCCTGCACAAGAAGATGCAGCTCCTCATCCGTGAGCTTCAGCTCCGGACTCTTGGCAATCCCCCACACCCTCTTGATACTTGGCTGTGATGTATTTCCTGCCATACTATCCCCTCTTTCTCTTATCGTTCCCATTCTCAATGACTCCGCCTCTTGCATACTGCGTCAGGAATGTAGGTATCTGTATATCCTTTCTAGGCTCCGGGATAGTATCTGCACACAGATTGATGTCACAGTATCCATGCTCATTGATTGCTTCATATACGCTCTTCATAATATGTTGAGCAATCTGCTCTTCCTTCTCTCCACTAAGTACAATCTTAATCTCCTTCATAGAACTCTCTCCTTCCTACAACATCATCATGTTGGATGCTTCACTCACAATCTTCATGGTTATACGGGTCTCACCCTTCTGCTTCAGGATACGGAGCACGTTGTTGAGCGTTCTGTCCAACAGACGGAAGCATCCGCTCTGTGCGTTGGTTGCCCGGCTTATCATCTCACCCATGGCAGCCTCATCAACCTCATATCCTTCAAGGTAGTCAACTACTTCATTCTTTGACAGTCCCTTCAGCTTGTAGTAGAAGTCCATCCTGTTAGCAAACCGGGCAAGATTGCCCTTCAGCTCTGTCTCAAGTCTCGGCTCTCCTGCTATGACAATGCCTACATTCGACTGGTCAAAGATACCACGGAGTATCTCCATCTTCTTCTGTGTGTATTTGTTGATGAGCTTGTCTGCCTCATCAATGATGAGTAGGAACCCTTCATTGGTATTGAAAAACTCACGGATGCGGTTGACTCTGCTCCATATCGTTCCACCGTAACCCTTTGGGAGTCCTATACCGTTCTCAATGGCTTCCACCAAGTCCCGGCAAGCCATTGTGTCATCACACTCAATGTATGCCACCCTTGGAAGCTCTGCATATTTCTTCAGGGCGTGTGTCTTTCCCTGACCGGACTTTCCAACGATTATCCCAAGCCCCATGTACTCCTGACATGCCTGACACACACCAATGGTCTGCACAAAGTCTCTGCTCTCAAAGAACTCCACCTTCTTCTTGAGTGTGCCTGCTCCTGTAGGTACGCTGTTCTCCAGTTCCTGACCTTCAGCAACGCCTCCGGTAGCGGCAAGAAACTCTCTAACCTTCTTCTCAAGCTCTGTAGGGTCACTTGCATACTTCCCATTGAGGTACTGACTAAGTGCTGCTCTTGAGTAGTTCATCTTGAGAGCTGCCTCTGCCTTCGTCATCTTCATCTCCGCCAGTCTCTCATTCATCTGCTCTGCCAATGTCTTCTCTGTTTTGTAGGTATTCAATGCTTCCATGTTTACAACCTTCCTTTCCTTCAACCTTATTTCATATTTTCCAAGTACGCCGCCGCAATCGAAAATGCCAACCACGCCAATTCAACCAATGCTATAACTGCCATAACCACAAGAGCAGCTTCAATCAATATCATCCTGACCATATCATCCTCCTATAGCTCTAAGCTTCTTGAGTGCGTTTTCTGCCTGCCTGCTCATGTATTCGCTGTCCGCTTCAGGCTCTTCTCTCTTCTCGGCTCTGAAGCCCTGCTGATAGGTTCTGTCTGTAGGTATCGTGATGACCTTTGCAGCCTTCTCCTGCTTCTTTCCACCTATCATCAGCTCAATACCACCTGTAGTCTCACTGAAGCCAACATACTGCTCATTGAGTTCCTCAAACGGTCTCCTTGCCTCTTCAAGTCTTTCCCGGTCACGCTTCTGCTGTCTCTTCTGCATCTTCAGGTGCTCCTCAAGAGCTTTCTGTGTAACCTTCGGAGCTATCTGAAGAAGCTCCTGACAATATGCTTCACAGATACGCTTGCCCTTTTGGTCAAAGACATACAGGACAGCCATGTCATCCGGGTCATACTTGATGTCAACCTTCCGCCCGATATAGTCACAAAGCTCATCAGAGCGGTACTCATATCCCCACTTGGTAATGCCAATGTTACGGACAAGCACGTTCTCTGACTTCATCATCAGCATGGTTGCATAGCTCTTAGGCGGTGCCGCCTTGAAGTATCTGTCCTCATTCATAAAGCAGTCATAAGGCTTCTTGTAGGTCTCTCCCATCTTCTTCAGTCCGGAGTGTTCCGTGTGCATGTAGACCGTTGTGAGCCATTCATGCCACTTCTCATAGAACTCTTCCAGTGTCAGGAGCTCTCCTCTCTCAAGCATCCGCTTGATGTCCTTATCCACCTTGTCAGAGGTCTTTGAGCCTGTCAGTGTTCCGGTGTATGACTTCATCCAACGGGTGAACTTATTGCACACGGTACGGAAGAACCTCTCAATCTGACCTTTACTCCATGGCTCATAAGGAAGAGCCCTGTGGTCATCCTTGATGCCTATGCTCTTGTAGAAGCCCATTGTCTCATTGTCAAAGTTCATGCCGCTCCGGTCATTCCTGTCTCTTCCTGTCATGGTCTTGGCTGTGTAGTCCTTACCATTGTCTATGTAGAGATACTCCGGAACTCCTCCCGGCTCTGAATATATCATCTTGAGTAGGCTCTGCTTCAGGATGTCAGAGTTGGCATCCTTGCACATCACATCTCCCATGATGACCCTGCTCCTCATGTCTACCCATGCAGCCAAGTGTGGCTTGATGGCTATAACCTTGCCATTAGGCTGCTTGTAGCTCACCCAACAGTCAAAGGTATGCTCATCACCCATGACAATCTGCATCACCTGAAGCCCCTTGGTGTCTCTGCTTCCTTTCACCATGACCTTATTCTTGTACTCACGGGTACCACGGGATGCAAGGAACCAAGCGTTCCTCATTCCCTCATCCTCCATGAGGTAACTGATGTACCTTGTCACCGTCTGATAGGATGGTATCTTCTCCCACTTGTTTATATTGGCAATGGCTGTCAGCTTCTCATACAGCATCTCACGGGTTCCTTGGTTCCGGGCAAAGTCCTCATTGAACCATATATTCTTGATAACCTGTTTGACCTCCGGCTTGATACTTGGAAAGCATCCGGTCTCTTTTGGCTTCCGGCACAGGCAGAGAACCTTGAAGAACTCACGCCCTGCTCCGTCTTCCTTCTCAAGCTTGTCCGCCCATGCGGATGCTTCAAGGTATGCCTTGGTGTATCGGTAGAGTGTCCTCTGACCTTTTCCAAGATACTTCTGTGCAAACTCTTCAGCGTACTTTGTCCGGTCTCCTTCGTCATACTGAAGGAACTTTCTGACCACGTTCCCAAGCTCCACAGCCTTGTAGTATCTCTCCTTGTAGTTTTCAATGTACCAATCAACATCAGTATTCACATACCATGGCACTTCCGGCTTCTGCTCATCCTCTTTCTTGTCCGGAAATTCTTCCGTGAAAGATTTCAGCTTCTCCCGTTCCTTCCATGCGTTCCTTGCCTGCTTGGACAGTGAGGAGACCGCCACAAGTACAACATCCCTTCCTCCTGTCTCTGACTTCTCGGTCTTGGTCACAAAGTTCTTTTTATTTCTCTGTGTTCTTCGTGCCATTGTCTGATACTGAACGCCTTCCAGTTCCGCCGCTTCGCTCAATGTGACATATACTTCAGCCAATCAGCTCACCTCCTTCATGCTGCTATTTCAATATCCAGTATCCTTGATATTGCCTCAATGTATTTCTTTCCACTACGCTCACCGACTAAAATCTTGTGGATGTACTGCTTATTGCATCCAAGCAAAGCAGCAAGCTCCACCTGTGTCATATTCTTGTCTATGAGCCTTTTCCTGACCTTCCGCCCAAAGGGTGTCAGTCTCGTCTGCTTTGTTGCCATCTGCTCACCTCACATCACAGCTTGTATACCCTCATACCGCAACCATTCAGGTTACAGGTGTATCCTTTTTCTATAAGGGTCTCAATGACTTTTGGAGCCGCCTCATACAGGATGATACCCTGACGGACTGTGCCGCCTACTGTGTATCCTATTGACATCCTGATGGGGCTTGTCTGTTCCTGAAGCTTCAGGAGTATTGACATCAGCTCCACATCACTATCCTTGTATTTCTCCATTACAACCTACCTTTCCAACCAATTACAGGCTCTTTGATATAGTCCTTGTCTTTGGTTTTCCTCCAACCTTCTTCAGAGATACCCGGCTCACTACTTCCAATGAGTCCGGAAGGTTCTTGACCACAAGCCAATTCTCCGGCACCAATCCATGAGCCTTCATTATCTTCTTCTGTTCCCTTGTGGGAGCCTTTCCGTTCTTCATCAGTAGCTCACCTCCGTCTCCTCTATAATTTTGTCAATTATATTGAGAGCGTTTTCCTTTCCCTCAATCTCTGCCTCAAGCTCCATCCGGTTCTCCCGGAGCTGCTCAAGCTCTGCATCCAACTTCTCTCTGTGCTCAACCAATGCTTCCATTTCATCACTTGACAGGTTCAGCAAATGCCTCATCTCCTCTCTATATATTTGAACATCAGGGCTTCAAGCTAAAACTCCGATACTGACAAGTATCCGCTTTGTCATCCTTCTATCACGGTCATAGAACTTCTGCCCCTTAATCTCCTGATTGACATAGAATGTACCGCACAGGTACCGCTTTATCATCCAAACCTTGTCCGGGTTATACTTGTCTTGTATCCTTGTTACCTTCATAAAACCTTCCTTTCCCTGATGCCACTGTCTCATTCTTCAACTCTTAAAGTAGGACAGGACAGCTCTTCTATCTCTTCCTGTATCCGTTGCACTTCTCTCTGTGCGTTCCGGAGGAGCTCATCAAGCTCATGGGCTTTCTTTGCTCTTGGAAGCATGTCATGGAAGATTGTCATACCAAAGCTCTTATACAGTTCAGCAACTTCATCTTTGCCGGATGTGTTCCGGATAGATGGATGCCACATGTAGACTTCTTCAATCACTTTGTACTGCTCATCCGTGACAGTTCTTTCAATTCTTTCTTCAAACTCCTGCTTCTGCATCCTGCACCTCCTTCATTCCTTCATAGTTCCATTTCCTGATACCCTGAACCGGGCGACTTTCTTTAATGTTGGAGAACTCCAACTATTGAGATTTTCTACGATTTTTGATATGATTTACTTTGAATTAGTGGGTTACAAGTAACCCTTGCAAGGTTTATTATATCTTCCTATTTGCAGAATGTCAACACTTTTTCTGCTTTCAGGAAGATTAAATATTCCAATTTGCAGAAAGAGAGGTCATCATGGAATTAGATATGATAGGAATTGGTGAACGTATTAAAACAAGAAGAAAAGAATTGAAACTCTCTCAAACAGACATATATGAGAGATGTGACATCACTTCAGGAGCATTGAGCAAAATCGAAAACGGAAAAACTACGCCTTCCGTTATTGCATTTTATAAGCTTTCACAAGTGTTAGAGTGTGATATGAATTGGTTGGCAACCGGAATATCTTCCAATATGCAGAAGTCCAACATCTGCAAATTGGAAGAGGAGTTGTTGAATGGTTTCCGGGAGCTTCCTGAAGATGACAAAGAGGAACTCATGGGCTTATTGCAACTAAAGCTCCGGAAGGTGAAAAAAGAAATAGATGTGACTGCAAAATCATCCGGATTGATGGGTACAGAAAATAGTGACATGGTTGGCTGA